CTTCCTCTATCGCTTCACTTATTACCTCTTTTACTTTCTTTACCTCCTCTAATTTCTCTAATATCGCTTCCTTTATTATCTGGGATGCTTCCGCTTTTGTTATACCGCTTCCCCTGTAATCTTTATGGGTTAAGACATACAGAGTCCATAACTGCTTTTTGGTTGCTTGTTGATTCATTGTATACCCCCTGTTCAGCAGGTTAAATATTCCTTAACCTGTTGCATAATATTATAGTCATACCCTGATAAAGACCTTACCGCACTATCTCCCCAATCTACATAATGATACTCTATGTTACCATTATCAAAGAAGAGAAAATACTCGGAGGGTCCGCCCCAACTCAACAATAACCTCTTGGCTCTGTATTCTGGGTCATCCTCCCACGCCAAAGCGTAAGAGTTGATGAAATCTATAAAATCCTCAAATTCCGCAGTTGTATCGCCCATCGCTTCGCCATACTGACCGTTCAACGCATAAGCCAACTCCTCTATTCTATCCTTCAAACTCTCATCAATCCGCTCTTCGCAACTATCGTATTTTTTCATTTTATTTTTCCTCCTTTTTTTAATTTCTTTTCCTTTCTTCATTGTATCTTATTGACCTTTATTTTTTGTTATTTTTTATTAGATTGTCTTCACCTCCTTTTATTTTTGTTTTTCTGTTCCAGTATTTTTATTGTGTTTGCCTCACCTCCTTTTAATGTCTTTTAAAGTGTATTATATATTACCTGTAATTTTTCAAACTGTCAAGAGATAATTAAAAATAATTTAAATTTTATGTTTTACCGTCGCTGTTTTACCGTCGCTGATTCTATGTAATTATATTTTACCTTAAATTTATTAAATTGTCAAGAGATAAATGTATTATATATTATATTATAATAAATATGCAAATGCAAATCAAATGTTATAATTATATACTTACGAAGTTATTAAGTTATGTAGTTATGTAGTTATGAAGTTATGAACTTCTGTATTTATTATTATAATTATTATAATATAATATAATATAAATAATTCAAGAATTAAATATTTCAAGTATTATTATTATACAGTTATACAGTATTAAATATATCAAGTATTCAAGAATTACAATAATACAGAACTCCAGAAATAAATAAAATAATAATTAAATAATAAACTGTTGACTTTTAAAAATTTTTGGGGTATAATTAAGATATGGTGACGAAANGGGCGAAAGGGAATAAACACGAGTTAGAAGTTGAAAAGATATTAAACAGTCAAGGGTATTTATGCCACCGGGCAAGGGCATCATTGATAAGGACGAGAGATAAATTCTTTTGTTTGGCTAATGATATTTTTGGGTGTTTTGATATTATCGCTAAAAAACGGGGTTTTCCGGTGAGATTGGTGCAGGTTAGCACGGGGTCAAGGAAAGCCGAGAAAGAGAAGAAAATACTCGCACTGGATATATGGGATGGGTGCGATGTAGAAATATGGCTACGATACCCGGCAGGACTCTGGAAAGTATACCGCTTGTTTAATACGGAATTTAAGGAGTTTATAAGAATTGAGAGAGGGAAAATCTATAAGTCCGAATAAAGTAAATCAATTGTTAGCCATCGCTAAAAAGTTATCTTATCACTACTCTAAAAAATTCCCGGATGTGCCAGCCGATGAGTTTTACTCCATCAGTTTGGTTGCCATTGCCGAAGCCCTGAAATCCTACAAACCCGATAAAGGAAACCTTAAAAAATGGGTTAAACAGTATATTTATATGCGGTTTAAAAATTATTTACCCGTCAATATCTACCTCAAAAACGCCTTAAAGCCCGCATAAATCAAGTCTTCTTGTGTATATCTAATAGAGATTATAAAATACAGGATTAAAATGGAAAAGGCTGAAAAGGAAAAGAAAACCCGTAATACTAAATACCCTAAATTTAAGTCCCCGCAAGAATTACAAGCCAAGATTGATGAGTATTTTAACGATTGCGATGCAAAATACAAACCTTACACAATTCCAGGGTTAGCATACGCTTTAGGNTTTCAGGACAAGGCGGACTTATTTAATTACAAGCACGATAAACTTGATTATGCAACTACCATCAAAAGAGCATTGCTACGAATAGAACGCTTTAAAGCCGAAAAGTTACACAGTTCCCGTAATGTCACAGGCATCATTTTTGACTTGAAGAGTAACTTCGGCTGGCGTGATACATCAGAATTTAATTTTATGGGTGGTAGTTTTGAAATTGTAGTTAAACCAGAAAAACCAGAAAAACAGAATAATGATAACTCCGAAACCAAATAAATGGGTTGTCTATGCTAAACCTGCACAAATGGCGTTCTTTCAATCAGAGGCACGGTATCCGCTTTTCGCTGGGAGTTGGGGTGTCGGAAAGAGTTTATTTGCTATTCTGAAATGTTTGCAGTTGTGTAAAAAATACCCTGGCAATCTGGGTTTGATATGCCGTAAAGAATACACCGATTTAAGGGATAGCACTATAAATGATTTTGAGCGATACACAGGATTAAGAGTTAAGCAACAACAAAAAGAAGTTTGGATTCCTGGCACAAACTCCAAAATAATTTTCAGGCACGCTGATGAATTTAATGTGTTACAAAACATAACGCTGGGTTTCTTCTTTATTGAGCAAGCGGATGAAATTGAGAACGAGGATGTATTTGACTTTTTGCACGGTAGATTAAGACGGGGGAAATTCCAGCAGGGTATCTTAACGGCTAACGCTACCGATACAAGCCATTGGATTTACAGAAGATTTAAGGAAAACCCTACTAAAGACCCCGATTATGCTATTTTTGAAATGAAGACGGAAGAAAACAAAAGCAATTTACCCGCTTCCTTCATTAAAGACATTGAGAGACTGCAAAAGTATAACCCAACTTTTTACAACAGGTATGTATTAAATATGTGGGGCATCTCTGATGACCAATTTACACTTATCCCCTCTCAAAACCTTGAAGCGTTAAAGGATGCAACTCATAGTTTTCCTGTTGGCACTATGAGGAAAAAGATTATAGCGTGTGACCCGTCTTTAGGCGGTGATGAAGCCGTAGCGTATGTCATTGAAGAAGGCGAAATTATAGATACTGAAATTTACCACGAAAGAGATGTTATGGTTTTAGTAGGGCATTTACTTTTACTTGGTTCTAAACATAAAATCAATGATTATGCAATTGATGTTATCGGGATAGGTGCAGGTATAGCGTCAAGGTTGACGGAGTTAGGTAAATCCGTGTTATACATTAACTCGGCAGAACACTCAACAGAAGAGACCTGTTACAATAAAAGAACGGAGATGTGGTGGTATGTCTCAAATTTAATTCATAGAAAATCTATACCATATCCAGAAGACCCCGAATTAAGGCGTCAATTATCGGCAGTCAGGTATAAAGTGCTTAACTCTTCGGGTTTAATTCAATTAGAGCCAAAAGCGAAGACGAAGGCAAGGCTGGGCTGTTCCCCTGACAGAGCCGATGCGTTTATTTACGGGATATGGGGCTTACAATTCATTAAACCACAAGAAACAGTCTCTGATGCTTATAGAAGGTTTAAGAGACAGCATTATGATGATGGCAATTATATGACCGTGTAAGGAGGACAGTATATGCCGATTAAGTTGGAAAGAGCATTAAAAAGGAGGGCAAGGAAGATGTTTGGTAGCACTACAAGTTTAAGAGCCAGACGCTATATTTATGGAACGATGAGAAAAACAGGATGGAGACCGAGACGGCAAGGTAGAAGGGCAAGGTAATGGACAATAGCACAAAAATTGAGAGTTGGTGGAAAATTGCAGAGTCAGCACATAGCCAATTTATTAAACGAGCAAAGAAAGCCGTTGATTTTGTTTTACCCAATAGGCAATGGACGGCTTCTGATATAGCGATATTAGACAGCCAAAAGAAACCGCATCTCACGATAAACAAGATATTCCCGATAATTTATTTTATGTCAGGGTATCAACGGCAGAATAAATTTGATATTGTAGTATCAGAGAAAAAGGCAACTGCTTCTCTTGAAGCAAAGATACTCTCGGCGTGTATTAAGGCGATTTATGATGATGATGATGCGCAATATGAGGTATCCGATTGGTTCTTACAAGGAATAATTAAGGGAGTATCCTGGCTGGGTGGCTATATTGATTATTCGCAGGATGTAGTTAATGGTGATTTACGGCTTGAAAGTTTGAACCCTTACGATATTTATCCAGACCCTAACAGCAGGAAGTATGGTATGCAAGATATGGAGTTTTTATTCAAAAAGGTATGGATGACGGTTGATGAGGTACGCCAGGCGTTCCCTGATAAAGTAGACAGTATCAATGCTACGGAATTGACCAGTGATGACGATATTATACACAGTGAAGGCAGTGATTACCGTGATGTAGCAGACCGCACATTGTTAAATAAGCATACTGAAAAGATACGGGTTAAAGAGTGCTGGTATCTAACGGAAAATCCTGTAACCTATCTCTATGACGAAAGCACAGGCGAGATATTAGAATTTCCAGGCACTGATGAGCAGATACAACAGATACGCTTAATCAGACCGCAAGTTAAGGTTATTAAAAGACTTAAGAAAGTTTTACACCTTGCCACCACAATCGGAGGCACTATATTACAGGACATAGAAAATCCGATTGGTGAGGTTAACAGGATACCGTTTGTGCCGTTCTATGCGTATAGGATAGATGATGATGTGTTTGGGATGGTAGACCAGTTAATAGACATCCAGAAGGAAATAAACAAACGGCGGAGTCAAGCCCTGCATATTGTTAACACTATGACTAATAACTTATGGTTATTACCTGAAAGTGCAGGATTGACGGAAGAAGAATTTGCAGAGAAGGCAAGCAGAGTGGGTGGCGTGATAAAGTATAAAGGAACAAGCACGCCATTAAATATCGGACCCACAGGCGCACAAGGGGCACAGATTACGGCTTACTCGGCAGAAGCGGCACAGATGGACTTAAAGGAAATATCAGGTGTTAATGCGGACTTAATGGGGTATAGAGAAACCAGACAAGAACCTGGCATAGTCTTACAATTACGACAGCAACAAGGTGCAGTAGTCATAGAACCTGTAATGGATAATTTTAAGTATTCCAACAGGATACTGGGCAGTTTATTGATAGACTTTATACAGAAATCAGGGCTGTATTCACCAAACGAATTAGTACAGATAACTGATGAGCAAGGAACACAGATGGAGACCGCTGTCTCTCAAATCCTATCTAAAGAGGCACAATTAAAGAAATATAATGTAGTTATTTCACTCCAGAGGTCAACACCTACATTACGGATGGCGGACTTCTTAAAACTTACAGAATTGGTAAAAATGGGTATACCTATACCGCCTGATGTATTGATAGAAGCCAGTGATGTGCCAGGCAAAGAAAAGATTTTACAGAGGATACAAGAACAACAACAAGCAACAGCGGGGAACATAGCCCCGTAAAAAATATGGAGGGAATATGAAAAAGAAGACTTTTGATGAGTTAACGCCACAGGAGGTAGAAGGGTTAACGGATGCGCAGTATGATGATTTAATGCAGAACGGCAGTGTGGAGGTATCGGAAAAACCTGCTTCCGAAAAACAGCAGGAAAAGGATGCGTCTACGCAGGAAGACGAGAAAAAACCTGACCAGCAAGAGGAAACCAAATCACAGCAGGGACAGGAAACACCACCTAAAACTCTGGAACAACGATTAGCCGAAGCGGAGATGCAATTACAAGAAATGACAAGGGCTAATAAAGGGTTAAGATACGAAATTGAAAGATTGAGGCAGGAACGGAGAGACTTAAAAGCCTCATCTAATACCCAGCAGAGTGAGTTGGTTAAAAAAATCCTGTCTATGCCTGATGGTGAGTTTATAGAGACTACCCCGATTAAAGAAGCGATACTGGCAGAACAGAAAAAAGAGGAAGAAGCCGAAAGACGACGATTAGAACGCATTGACCAGATAGAAAGAGCGAAGGGGTTGGCAATGTTAAAGTATGAAGATTATGAGCAGGTGATTAAGGAAGGGTTGCCTGCTTTTATAGATAGTCTTTCAGAGGAGTACCGAAGATTGGTGATAGAGGATATTACCAATGCTGTCAATCCCCCTGAAACTGCCTACATATACGGAAAACGGGGTATGGAGAAACTTAATAAGTCTGCTATTCAGAATAAACCGGAGATTAAACAACAAACAACACAACAACCAGTTATACTCCGCTCCACGAAAGGTGGCAGGGTATCTCCAGAGGAAAAGACCTTACAAGAGTTAGTGTTTGGTAATCAATCCGCTGAAGATTTAGAGAGACTTGCCATTGAGAAAGAGCGTGAGTTAGAGAGAGGATAAAATATGAACACGATTATTACTTCAAATAGTCCACTTGCGGTAAAGGAGTGGTCAGCGGCGCTATTTAAACAGGCGTTGCAGAATAATTACTTCCAGAAGTTTATTGGCAGAGGCGATGATAGTATGATACAGCAAAAGTTTGACTTGACTAAAGATGTTGGCGACCAGATAACTTTTGCTTTGAGAATGAACCTTACAGGGTCAGGTATCATAGATGACAATGTAATAGAGGGTAACGAAGAAGCGTTGTCCTTCCACAATTTTTCAGTCCAGATACATCTACGGGCTAACGGCGTTAAAGCAGGTGGAAAAATGACAATGCGGATGTCCAGAATAAACCTCAAGAAAGAGTTTAAGGATTCCCTCGCAGATTGGCTTTCTGAAAAGGTGCTGGAAAAAGATATTATATGTGCATTGTCAGGATTGGCAAATGGTGCAGGAACAATACCAGCCAATCCGCCGTCCCAGAATAGGAGATGGTATGGAGGACAGTCACTTAATGGAACAATAGCGTCTGTTACCGGCGATAGTTCAATCGGCGATACGCAAGGTCATCTATTCGGACCCGAAGTAATCAGTGTAATCAAGAGGAAGGCACAGATGGCTACGCCCAAAATCAGACCTTGTAAGGTAGGTGGTGAGAGTTTGTATCTTATGTTTATACACCCCTATCAGGCAAAAACACTTAAAGCCTGCCAGACTTGGTTAAATAGCCAGTACTATGCGGCTAATCGGGGACCCGAAAACCCTATCTTCAAAGGTGCAAGTTATCTCGGAATTTATGACGGGGTTGCTATCTATGAACACGATGGAATACCCCGCAGGAATCCGGGTGAACAGTTTGAGGAAGGGGATATGGTAAGTTATTATCCCGTTGCCAGAGCCTTGTTCTGTGGAGCACAGGCGGGAGTCATCGGCTATGGTCAATATCCTGGCTGGTATGAGAAGGATTTTGATTATGGCAGAGTGCCAGGCGTAGCAACAGATGTAATCTATGGTGTAGGCAAAACCAAATTCAACAACGAGGATTTTGCTGTTATTACCGTAGATACACTTGCTTTGGCTGACTAAACTTAATATGAAAGGGCGGTAGATAACCTGCCGCCCTTTACATAGGAGGCTTGTAATATGGACAAGGCAGATATTTTAACCGCTGTAATAGAACGCACTGGCAGAGCAGACTTAAGGGATATAGACACAGAATTATATGGTGTGCTGGTAGATATAACAAACAGGCACGCATTTTTGAAGGGAAATGAAGAACAATCTTGGGTAATCAACACAAAAAGTTACGATTTCCCAACTGATGCTGTTAAGATACTACATATAACAGCAAAAGAACCCGATAGTGATAACATTACTACACTATTAGAAATACCATTTAGGACTTTTCTCATAAATGCTAATGATAAGGGAGCCCCTAAATGCTATGCTGTATACAATAAAAAGATTTATCCTTACCCCACACCTGATAAAGACTATACAGCAACAATATATTATCAAAAGACACATCCTGCTGACTTTTACAATATTTTGCTTGATAATACTTTTAAGGAATGTGTAATCTCTGGTGTATGTGCGGAGGTTTTCAAAGCATTAGGGCAGGCAAATGAGTTCCAGTTACATTACGCTTCTTATGAAAAGCATTTATCAACACTGGCAATAAATGCACGAGGTAAAGAAATAAATGAAGTAGATGGCTATTACACGGAGGGTCAAAAATGAAGTAGGGAGAGTAAAAATGGGAAAAGCATTTAAGAAATTCCTTTATATGTTTCTGGTTACGATTCTCATATTATCCTGTCCTGTCTATAAATTATATGCAAACTGGTCTACACCCTGGGACGAGACAAAGCCGTCAGGCACAGAGCCATTAAATCAAGGTGATGATAGGATACGGGAATTCAAGACGCAGGTGCGGGAACGGTTATCTAATGACCATTACTTTCCGTCTTCTGATACCGTTACCAATACCAATGTAGGTTATCATCTCCACTGCACATTACTTGAGCAGGATGACGACCCAGATATTGTTGCGAATGCGGGAAGACTTTACACAAAAAAGACGGATGGTGTTCCAACTTTATATTTCCTTCAGGATACAGGAAAGATATTAAGATTAACTTATACACACGATGCGATTAACCCTGATAATGCAGTATTGATAACAGGCACTCAAACTATTACAGGAAATAAAACATTTTCAGGGACAAACACATTTTCAGGGACTACGGCATTTAATAGTAATGCCACTTTTAATGATAACACTACCTTTGATAGCGCCAAAATACACGGATTAAATGCTTATGTAGCACCTACACAAGATACCCAATTCGTACCGAAGAAGTATGTTGATGATAGAGTTTGGTATTCTAATAGACAAATGATGCTTGTAGTTGATGAGAAACCAGATGGAACGCCAGGCGGAACTTTCGCAACTGGTGCGTGGCGGACAAGAGACTTAAATACGGTTAGATACAACACGATACACGGTGCTTATCTTGATAGTAACCAAGTTCATTTACCAGCGGGAGTTTATTATGTTGAAGGGTCAGCACCAGCCTTCCGTGTCTATAACCACCGTTGTGTTCTATATAATGTAACCCGCAATTATGTAGTTTTAACTGGCACAAGTGCCTGGGGTGATAAGAAGTATGGTGCTGTAACAAGGTCATTTTTAAGAGGCGTAATTGCAGTGGGAGAGAATACTGTTTTGGAAGTGCGACATCACTGCTTTAATACCAAAGATGGTGATGGCTTTGGTGTATGTGCTGGCTACGGACACCCTGCAATGTATACAGTCCTATTCATTAGGAAATTAGAAGATTAAGGAGCGAATATGAAAACAATGATACCAATCGCAATGGGAATAAGTATGATGGCACGAATACTTATGGCTGGCGATGTTGATGTTGCATTGGCTATTGAGAAATTAGTGCCACACGCCGTTTATTATGGTTCTGTTACGGCTAATACAAAGCAAGCATACGATAATATCAGATGGAAAGATAAACGGGCTAAACCGACTTGGGAACAAATACTCAAAGCAAACGAACTTGTTAAGAAAGAGTTAGCCGAACAGAAAGTAAAAGAGGAATTAGAAGCAAAAGTTGAGGAAGAGATGCGAATAATGGCTATTGAACGGCTGAAGAAAAAAGGTGTAATTACGCCGTCAGAGGCAGAAGCACTGAAAAAGAAATGAATCAATACGCTATTTTTACTCCTGTAGGTGGTATTAAACAAAACCTACCTGGCATACTATTAAATGATGCGTTTGCTGAAGAAAGCGTTAATGTCATATTCAAAGATGGGATGGTTCAAAGGATGCAGGGCAGGGGTGCTATGTTTCCTGATAAACTTAACGAAGATGTCTTAATGCTAACGCAATACCGTAAGCGTAATGGTTCAAAGTATTTAATGACCGCCACAAGGAATAAGGTTTATTATAGAGGTCAAAATAACTGGGTAGATATTACTGGAACTACGCCTTATACTGGTGATGCAAGTGATTTATGGAGTTTCTGCCATTTCAATGATACTTTTGTTTTCACTAATGGTGTAGATGCGCCAAAGAAATGGGATGGTATGGGTGATGTTGTTGCACTCGGAGGTAACCCGCCTATCGCAAAATATGTTACGGAATACTCTCATTATCTTGTATTCCTCTGTCTTGCTGATTATCCATCCAATATTCGTTGGGGACAAATAGGATGTTTAGAAGATTTTAGCAATGGTGATGCGGGTGAGTGTGTATTAGATGGTGATGATTATATACGGGGTGTAGCGAAACTGGGTGATTATCTTATCATCTTCAAAGAGCGTTCTATATTCCGTGCATATCCCATAGGTGGCGATTTAGTGTTTAAGATTGAGAAAATAAACGATAAAATAGGTTGTTTGGGTGGTCATAGTATTGTTGTGGCTAATGGTATTGTATATTTCTATGGTGGTGATAACAGATTTTATGCTTATGCAGGTGCTAACGAGGCATCAGAAATATCCCAGAATATACCTGAATTATGCGATAGAATTAACCAAAAGGCTAACCAGATTTATGGTGCATATCAGGAAGGACTTAACCGAATAGTGTGGATTGTGCCGACAGGTGAAAGTGATACGCCCAATGAAATGTTTATTTACGATTTAGATACACAAGCCTGGAGCAAAGCAGATTTCCCAGCGACCTGCTTAAACCCTACTGGCTATGTTGCAGAGGGTAACAAGATATGGGAAGAGCAATCGGATACTTGGGATACTGCTATCGGTAGATGGAACGATGTTAAGTTTTTGACTGGACAGCGGGCTAATCTTTCAGGTAGTCAAGATGGCAGTATTGATGCGTTATGGCAAACCAGACAGGACAAGAACAAGAATTTCAGCGGTATATTCATTACAAAACCCATATCTTTTGGTGATTTACCTACCTACAATAGATTATTAAAAGTGCAGTTATACTTCAAAAATGAACACGCCCCGAATGCTGTTAATGTCAGCATTAAACGAGATTACGGGGATACTTACGAGATGATAGGGACTTGTCTATTAAATGGCGCAGGGAACGAGTTATCTTTTATTTTACCCTGTAATATCACTGCACGCAATTTTACTATGAAACTGGAAAGCCAGTATAGGTATAGATTTATAGGAGCGATTTTTCATTATATACCTCAAGGAATACGATGAGTATAAAATTACCCGCAACGATTGTTTTACCGCCTGTTCCGAAGAAGATAGATGATTTATTTGGACTGCACGGCTATTTTATGCAGGTAGATAGTGCATTGAAGAATTATGCAAAGAATGTCTACAATGCGATGACATACCTTACACGGAGTAAAAGTTTTACTACATCAGATTGGACAGCACAAGGCGAATATTATACATTTACCTTTAACCATAATTTAGACTTATCACAGACACTCATAAGTGTTTATGATACGGCTATGAAAGAAGTTAAAAATGTGGATATACGAGTTATTGACGGCAATACCATAGAGATAAAAACAGATACACCGTTTTCTGGACAGGTAGTAGTCATAGGAATATAACTATGATAAAACGAGATTGGGAAATAGTAGAGGTTAAGAATAGTAAAGCAATCCCCATATTTGCAGAAATAGCCTGCAAGATGAAGGATTGGGAAAGTGAATATACCTATGATGATATGATTAGATACTTTGAAGCAAGGTTTGGGTTGCCTGACTTTAAGGTATTTCTTGAGACAAGTAATATACTTGGGTTAATGGCTATCCAAGCAATTACGCCCATAGCAGAACCATTATTATCAATAGAAATTTTATGGACTGCACCGAACACGCCTGGATTAACCAGGACTTTTCTTAATCAAGCAGAACAACAAGCAATACAATGGGGCATAAAGAAAATTATCACTACCATTAAACGCCCTGCAATTATTAAGAAATATACCAGAAGTAAAGCCGAAGATAAATACGGCTTTCACCCATACGGGCTTGTGGCAGTGAAAGAAATTAACGGAGGGAAAGATAATGGGATTTAATATAGGACGGTCATCACAGAAACAAAAACCAGTTTTTTGGGCAGGACAGAGAGAGGAATACCCGCAGATACTCAATATGATGAACGCATATATGGGATTACCACTTGTTGGTGTGCCACAACGGAGACAATCATACCCCTTCTTACCGTATAATCCGTATAATCCTAATGCGCCATACGCCCCGCCGAATTATCCTTACTTCTTCCCGTATAATCCTAATGCGAATTATCCTAATGGAACACGCCAGGGGGGACTTTTTTCAGGTAATACTCGCACACCTATGGCAGGTTATACTGGCACACCTACGGCAGATAATACTGGTAGTGAAAAAACATCTGTACCAGGAAGCGATTACTTATCAAGATTGCTGGCTGGTTATCAAGGACAATTATCAGCAGACTTAACCCCTGCCGAGAAAGATGTGCTTGCACGGATAGGAGCATACAAACCAAGCGAATTATATAACACTGGCAAAGAACAGATAATGTCAACATTAAAAGGGGAATATAACCCTCTTACTTCCCCGTATTACAAAGCGATGAGAGAGCAGATGCAGAGGGAAGGGGAAGAGGCGGTATTAGGTGCAAGGCAACGGGCTAATCTCTATGGACAATTATCGTCAACAGGTATGGCGAATGTAGAGAGTAGAGCAAGAGCACGGACTGCTAATGACATCAATACGCTTCTGGGTGGTATGTATGAAAATGAAAGAGCAAGACAGGTTAACGCAATAAACCAGGCATTGGCTTATGAGCATTTGCCACAGCAGATATTACAGCAACAATTACTTGCAGGTCAATACGAAAGACAAGTTCAGCAGGAAGCACTTGATAGGCAATATCAGGAATGGCTACGGCAATTACAAGCATTAGGATTGCCATTAGAGGTTGCTTTAAGACTTATCGGTGCGCCTGTTGCGACATCAAGTAAAGGGTCAGGGTGGAACTTTGGTTTGAATGTTATGCCAATTAAAAAATAATGTGGAGAGGCAACAATGAACTGGAACAGTTACAATCAAACAAGTTTTTATGCTGATATAAGTCCGTTGGTGAGTTGGCTTTTATATCGGCGGTCACCTGAATATAAAGCAAAGAAGGCATTAGAGGATTATTATGCAGGAAAACTGCAACCTGAAGGGCAGGCATTTTTAGAGCGGTATCTTCAAATAAATGCACCTGAAGTATTGGAACGATTTAAGAGTAGCAATGCTCCGCTTGACGAGGTGCTTAAAATGATTCTCCCACACAAAGCATCAGTGCCCGCAATGATGACACCAGCAGAAGCACAGACTTTAATATCACCTCAACCTTCACCTTATGTAAAGACCTCTATACCTATGACACCAGAATTGACACCGCCACCTACACAGACGGCATTGACAGCCCCCGAATTGAATTTATCACAGCCATTATCTATGCCCGCACAAAGAGCACAGCAACAACTTACCCAACAGATGATAGATATACTAACCAAACCAAAAGAAGTGCTTATACAGCCAAGTTTAGCAGACCAAGTAAAAGGAATATTAGAACTGGGACGGCGAGGATACAAAAACATACCACAGGCATTAGTGGATTTACAGAGAAATGCGGAACAAGTTGAGAAAGTTAAACAGATGGAATGGCGAAACGAAGGGATAAGACAACTCTTAAATGAATTGTTGCCTACGAAAATACCTGCCCGATACCCCACAGGTGAAGAGTTTGGACAATGGATGTTGCAGGGTGGACAATTCCCACAGATACAACCCGAAGAAACAAGTTACCCAACACCAGAAAAATACGCAAATATACAAGCACGGTTGTCTCTCCTTTCGGGCAAACCTGAAGCAATTATGGAGGGAGTGGCAGACCTTAACAGGATTCCTGGCTTAATAGCAGATGCGGCGTATAAACTTAAACAAGGTCAAAAGGTAGACAAAGAGATAGAGAGAATTGGTTCTGAAATCAATAAAACCGCTGAAGAGATAAACAATTTAAAACTGCAAGGTAAAAAGATAGAAGCGGAAACACTTGAGCAGTCAACAATCAATAAATATATACCTCAACTTCAGGAATTAAAAGTTGTAAATGACATATTAAAAGGTGAAGAAACGAGGGCAAGAACAGGACTGTTAGAAGAACAAAAGAAGGAAATAGAGGCAAGAACAGGACTTATAGGAGAACAAGCAAAAGAGACAAAAGCAAGAACAGGACTGATAGGGCAACGAACGCAAGAAGCAAAAGCAAGAACAGGACTTATAGGGGAGAAGATACAAACCGAAAAAACCAAACAAAAGCCAGAAGAAAAAGTTAAAGTACCAGAGTTAACGGCGGCACAGAAAAACCGATTGAGTGCTTTCATAATAACATTACAGAAGCACAAACCGAGACGGATAACACCATCTTGGTTGTGGGAAATCAATACTCGTCAAAAAGCAGAAAAGATAGCGAGGGAGTTAGGACTTGACCCGCAACACCCTGAAGTCAAAAAGGTAATAGATGATTACTTCAACTACACAGCGTTAATACCTTCACAAGCAACAGGCACAAAAGAAAAGGTTTTTGAGTATTGAAATGGCTAAAATAATTTTTAATATAGATGATGAAAAGCATATCTTCAATGATATGCCAGATACTTGGGAAGAATTAAGCATACAAGATAAAGCCCGTCTAATTAGCCAGAAACTAACCAATAGCCCTACATTTCAGGCGTTATCACCTGACCATCAAGGACGCATTAGACAGGGTATTATTACAAAACTATCCCAGAAAGAACATCAGATACCCAGCCCGTTTATACAGCGATTAGCACAGACAGAATTACCGGAAAAGATTATTGCAGGTGCATACGGTGCAGGTAAAGGGTTATTAGGTATTCCGCAATTGATGGCAGGTAGACAAGCAAGTGAAGCGGCGAGGGAAATAGCCGAAACCCAGACAATTCCTATTCCGCATACCCCAGTTAAGATACCATTTACTATGCCGTTTGAATTAGGCACATCATTATTATCGCTGGGTGGTATAAGCGGTTTGACTAAAGATATAGTGCCTGTTTTATTAAATATTTATAGAGATTTCCCGACATTGGCAAGATTTATACCCAGTGCAGTTCACGGTGGGTTAACTTTTGGTATGGATAGTTTATTACGGGAAAGTTCGGAGCAATTACAGCAGGGTAGGTTTGATGTTAATAAACTTATAGACGAAACGGGTGGTGGGTATGCGTTAGGATTAGGGATAGGTGGATTAGGGCGTATAGGAGACCCAGTAAAGCGTATAATAACATCGGGAACTTTTGCAGGGGGTATGAAGGCATTAGACGACAAGGTGAAGACGGGTGAGATAAATCCCAATGATGTCCTGTTTAATACTATACTGGTATCCGCCTTTACTGCTATCAATGCACCGCAAGTGACACAACAGATGCGTGAGGATGCGGTGAATCAATTAAAACGAGCCACAACAATCCGTCTTATGCAGGAGAATCCCAATCTAAACCCTCATTTAGCAGAGGAGGCGGCAGACCATTTTGCCAGCGCACTTCAAACTGAATTCTGGAGAAAGACAGGTAAAATTCCCAATACAGGCGATATAGAAGATTTTGCTACCAAGATTATCAATGGCTGGAAGATATATATGCAAGCACCTACCAATGTTCCAGCAGAAACCGTTATTAAACCTGAAGTTATGCGGTTAGTTGCTAAAAGCACATTACCTACGAGACCAGCAGACCAATTCCGAGCAGAAGCACCAGACTTAATGCAACGCCCTGTTATACCCACCCCGAAACCTACGCCAGTATCTTTACCAGAAGCACACCCGCTTAAACCTACTCCGCCGACTGCTGTTTTACCCGAACAGATAGAGATACCACCTACACCAGAGGAAGCAAGACGGCTGGAAATGGAAAAAGAACTGGAAACTGCAGAGACTGAATTTGAAAAACAAGCAGAACAGGCAAGAAAAAAGTATTCACTTTGGACAGAGGCAAAAGGTAAAATAAATATAAACAGTCTTAAAGCCGCAGGCTACGACCCTAATGAGTTAGCAAAGAACTGGCATATACCACAAACTTTCTGGAGTAAAGACCCTGCGGCATCTTCAATAGATAGTTGGGCAAGTGAGCATAGAGAATTATTAGGGGAATATGGCGAATCCCGTTCTATGACAGATGCGTTTATAGAAGCATTAAAGCGGGAAAGAAGGGGTGAGGTAGTATCCGAACCCCATAAACAGGCTATCGTTGACTTGGAAATGGAGTTAGAAGACCTGAAAGACCAAATAAGGAGGAAATATGGCGACGATAAAGAGCCAAGAATTACTGCGCAAATACAGAGACAAGTTGAGAAGGAGGTTGCTAATCTCCCGCTTGATACAATTAGAAAGGAAACGCTTACAAGCATTACAGAAGATGAAATAAAACAGGCGGTAAAAAGTTTAACCCCTGAAGATATTGACCTGACAAGACGGGCTATGGCAGAAAATCAAGTTGTTCCTGAAATCTTTAGAAAAGCCATTGAATACCTTGATTCCCAGAAACAAGCACCAGAAATACCAAAAGTGAAACCTATGGGAGAGACTTTTAAGGAAATGGCAGAAGAAAACAGTAAATTAGCCGATATTATAGAGAAAACACAGCCCGATACATTGGCAGGGTTTGACACGACTTACAAAAAGACGGTTATAGATGGTGATTTATTCTATGAGGGTGGAGGTTTAACACGCCCTATCAGACCCTCACAAGTTGCCACTTTATTATCAGATGAACAAAAGAAAAAATTATTGACACCTGTTAAGAAAGAACCCTGGCAGATGACAAGAGAAGAATTTAATAAAGAAGCGGAAACAGTATGGTTTAAGGGTAGTAGATTTTTTGATAAAGAAGGACAATTAAAAGATATGCACCGTCAAATTGTTAAAGAGGCACTTGAGGAAGGTAAACCAGTGCCACCCGAAGTATTAGCCGATTTCCCCGATTTAGCAAAACTATTCCACCTGATAGAACACACACCACAAGAGATTAAAGAAAGGGAAGTAATAGATTCCCTTTTAGATAAAGCAAGGAATAGCGATTATGAAGAATTTAGTAAGTATTGGCTATCCAAGTTAAATACGCCAGAGGTAAGAGATGTCCAAGATGCGTTAACTGATTTAGTAGAAAGTCACGGTGAAGAATTAAACTCTATTGGGCTTTGGCGTATCGCACAAGGGAAACCTCGTTATGTTATCAAGAAAAACAGGATTAGAGTTGAACCTCTACGCCCGGATTTACTATCCCCGGATGATATTACGCTTATTAAGAAATTTACGGACTTCATAAGCAAAGAGTATCCGAATAAGTCTTTACATATAACAGTAGGAACTCAACCTGTATCGGTGGCGAGTAAAGAAGGCTTTAGAATAGGGAAACCCACTGCAATACCTGTGGAAGATTGGCTAATTTACGATACCAAACTTATCCCTGCATTTAAAAAGTTAGCAGATAAATATGGTGCATTAGAAGTGTCTACGGCTTATGATATATTTCACGAACTTGCACACTCTTTAGAATTGGACACCGAAAAGACGGCAGATAGATTTGCATATAAACTTGCACAAAAATTCTTTAGTAGTCAACAGCCCGCAGAACCCAAAATTGAGCCTGCACAGGACATCACACTTACAGGAAGTTTAGAAGAAGAAGCAAAGAAATATGCCAGTGCAGAAGAGTTTGTGAAGGATAATTTAGTATTTACTTGGCTTAAAGCAAGTCCTGCGTATGAAAACATAAAAAGTTTAGCGGATGTAAGTGCAAAGGATATAAAGATAGTCCGCAAACTTTTAGATAAAGAAATCAAAAGAATCGGGGATGAAGAGGTTGGCAGACAAATCAGGAATAGGGCAAGTTATCATAAGATTGAAATCCCGGATATTCGGACAAGACCATCCCAACTCACTGACCTCTACAACCAAGTCACATTAAAGGGTATTCCCGAAAAGGGTATTCCTGAAGAACTTAAA